TCAGGACAGAGGTGTACCGGACGATGGAGGAAATCGCTGCTTACGACTACGATCCAGCCAAGTATGAGGAGCGTGTCCGAGAACGACTATCCTGGGAGGCATCGGGTGATTCCGATGACGATTAGGTCGTGGCGTAAACTCAAACGGGCGGTCTCATCTGCAATAATCGGAATGAGACCGCCTCAGAATTTGACCGTAACACAATGGGCGGAAAAATGTCGGCGACTGTCGCCGGAGTCTTCGTCTGAACCAGGCCCATGGCGAACCCCTCGCACCCCGTACCTGCAAGAGGCGATGGATTGTTTCACCGACCCCAAAGTGCATCACATCGTGATGGTTGCTGCATCCCAGGTGGGAAAATCAGAACTGATTAACAATGTCATTGGCTATATCATCGACCAAGACCCAGGATCAATTTTGTTCGTGCATCCAACGAAGGTTGATGCGAAAGAATACAGCAAGCTTCGTATTGGACCTATGATCCGGGACTGTCCCACGCTGGCCTCAAAAATTGTTGAGACACGACGGAGAGAAACCGGAAACACCATTCTGCAAAAGACCTACCCTGGCGGAATCCTCACCATGTGCGGATCCACCGAAGCGCACAGTCTGGCCTCCAAGCCGATCCGTTATGTAATCGGCGACGAAAGAGACCGCTGGGCAACCTCTGCGGGAAAAGAAGGTGATCCCTGGGATTTGGCAATGGCCAGACAGACGACCTTCTACAATGCAAAGTCTGTGCAGGTTTCTACTCCTACCATCAAGAAGTCCAGTGCCATTGAAAAGGCATTTAACACCGGGACGATGGAAAGATGGAAATCTCAGTGTCCGCATTGTGGCGAATATAACGAAATCAAGTGGAAAGACATTCGTTTTGAATATGAGGAAACTGTCGTCAGGAATGAAAAAACGTACATAATAACGAGCATCTTTTACATTTGCCCTTCCTGCGGTGCAATCAGCACAGAGCAGGAAATGAAGAAGCAGCCCGCACATTGGGAGGCCGAGAATCCAGCAGCCTATGAGAATGGAACAAGATCATTCTGGCTAAATGCGTTTGTTTCCTCCTGGGCAACGTGGTCAGACATTGCCCTGAAGTACCTGAACGCCATTGGATCGACCAGGAAAATGCAAGTGGTCTACAACACCTGCTTCGGTGAATTATGGGAAGATCGTGGAGACATCCAGGACGAGGACGGGTTAATGGCACGGCGTGAAGGATATGACGCAGAACTGCCAAATGGCGTTCTCGTATTGACCGCCGGCGTCGACACCCAGGATAACCGCATGGAATATGAGATCGTGGGCCATGGTCATTTTGGGGAAACATGGGGAATCGAAAAAGGCATCGTGATGGGTAGACCGGATGACGATGAGACTTGGGAAAAGCTGGACGAAATGGTCTTTGACCGTGTTCTTCACTTCAAAGACGGCTTGGGGCTGCGAATGTCCATAAGTTTCGTGGATGAGGGCGGACACTTCACCATGGAAGTTCGGCGGAGATGCCGGGAACGTATTGGGAAGAAAGTGTTCTGCATCAAAGGACGAGGCGGGCCGGACATTCCGTTCACTGCGCCTCCTAAAAAGCAGAAAATTACATTGAGCGACAGCACTGCCATCAGCTACTGTTGGCAGTATCAGATTGGCGTTGACGCCGGAAAGCAAATCATTATGGACAACCTATCTGTGCAGACACCAGGAATTAAATACTGCCATTTCCCCAAGCGAGATGACTACGGAGCCGCATTCTTTCATGGTCTGCTCTCCGAGCATCTGGTTTACCACGAGGACAGAAAACAGCCGTGGGCGTGGGAGAAAATCCCAGGTCACGAGCGGAACGAGGCTTTAGACTGTAGAAACTATGCGATGGCAGCTTTCAAAGCGCTCCCTGTCAACTTGGACGAGGTGGAGCGGCGTCTACTCGCTGCCCGTGGCAAAGAGCCGCCTGGCGGCAGACAACAGCCCACAGTACCCATTCCGCTCCCGCAGCGGAGCGCACAGAGCAGGACTAAGCAACCCGTGCGAAAACTCTATGACGATTGGTGAGGTGTGAACAATGGCAAACACGAAGGTGTTAGAAAAGCGGCTGGCCTTCCGCCAGCGATCTCTTGAGAAGCTGTACGAAGCATATGAGGCTCTTGTCAGCGGCAGAGTGAAGAGCTATATGGTGGATGACCGACAGCTGACCTACCAATCTCTGCCGGATCTATACGAAGAAATCCAGTCGATGGAAGCTGAGGTAGACTCAATGACTGCTCAGTTGAACGGAGCAAAACCGAGGAAAGTGTTTGGTGTGGTTCCGAGAGACTGGTGATTCTCAAGATTTGCTTGAGAAATTCAATATTGGATATTTCGCTCAACTGAGCGTGAATATCACGGGAGGGTTTCCGGAGTTTGCTCCTTTCACCGGATACCCTCCCATTTTTATAACCAAGGAGGCGAAAACGATGGCTAAGAAACGAGGCCGAGTTCAGGCGAAAGGCTACAGCGAAGCTGGTGCATCCCACAGTCGGCGAGCTTTAAAAGGCTTCATTCCCAACAGCGGATCGCCTAACGAAGATATTAACGACAACAGTCGGACGTTAAGACAGCGATCCAGAATGTTGTATATGTCCTCGCCAGTTGCCACATCGGCAGTCAACACCAATCGGACTAAGATCATCGGCGTTGGACTAACACTCAAATCCAGCATTAACCGTGAGGTGCTTGGTCTGAGTGCCGACCAGGCAAAGGAGTGGCAGGTCAAAACCGAGAACGAATTTGCTCTTTGGGCATCCAAAGCGCAGAACTGTGATTCTCTGGGGCTAAACAACTTTGCCGGACTTCAACAGCTGGCTCTCCTGTCAAAGCTGCAATCCGGTGATGTGTTTGTGCTCTTCAAACGGGAAAAGCCCACTGCCTTAAACCCCTATTCCCTGCGCCTGCACCTCATTGAGGCTGACCGGATCAGCACCCCCGATCTTTACGGTGGGTTAGGAAGTACTACAGAGGGCAAGAACGGCGAAAATGGGAACAAGATCTATGATGGCGTGGAAGTCGATGCCACCGGCAAGGTGGTTGCGTACTGGATCCGCAACACTTATCCCTTCCAGACAACCTCAACAGAGACAAAGTGGGCAAGGATCGAAGCAGTGGGGAGAAACACCGGCCTCCCTAATGTCTTGCACATCATGAACAGCGAGCGGCCCGATCAGTACCGTGGAGTTCCGTACCTAGCACCTGTGATTGAACCTCTTCTGCAGCTGAGGAGATACACAGAGTCGGAGTTGGTGGCCGCTCTGATCCAGTCTTATTTCACTGCGTGGATCACCACAGGCACAGACCAGAGCGAAAACCCGTTGAACGAGGTGGGAGCAGGAGATATTGCAGGGGTTCCTGGTGCCAATCCGCTGGAAGAAAACCTTTCGCACAGTGACAACGAGTATGAGATGGGTCCCGGCATGGTGACACACCTGGCTGACGGAGAGGACATCAAGTTCGGCAATCCCAACATTCCAACCGCCGGATTTGAGACCTTCACCAAGGCAATCCAGAAGCAAACCGGTGCTGGGCTGGAACTTCCATATGATGTCCTGCTGAAAGAATTCAATAGCTCCTATTCATCCAGTCGTGGTGCGCTTCTCGAAGCCTGGGAAGCTTTCAAGATGAAGAGAACCTGGTTCATCGACGACTTCTGTCAGCCAGTCTATGAAGCATGGATCGCCGAGGCTGTCGCAAGAGGGAGAATTAAGGCTCCGGGGTTTTGGGATGACCCCTTGATCCGTGCCGCCTGGTGCGGCGCCCGATGGATTGGCCCCACCCAAGGACAGCTGGATCCGAAGAAAGAAGCAGAAGCCGCTGCGATACTAATTTCTCACGGGATCAAAACCCATGAACAGGTGACACGAGAAATGAGCGGCGGCGATTGGGAGGCAAACGTGGAACAGTTGGCACATGAAAATGAACTTCTGAGGGCTGCCGGCTGTGTCCCGGCTGACGTTTCTCCGTCAACAGATGAAGAAGACGAGGAGGATGAAGATGCCGAAACTTAACATCAGAAATGCCGTCTATGCACTGGCATCGGAGGATGAGAAGTCCGCCGAACTGATCATGTACGGTGACATTTATGAAAGTCGTCCCACCGACTGGGACGGAAACCCAATCGCAGGTGATTTTATCACACTGGATCAGTTCATGGCTGACCTGGATAAAATTTCAAGCTGCACAGATGTGACCATCCGCATGAACAGCTACGGCGGAGACGCAGTTGTGTCTGGAACCATTCACAACCGACTGCGGGAGCTTTCAAGAAATGGCACAAAATTGACCTGCATTGTGGATGGCGTAGCCATGAGCGGAGGATCGCTCATCATGTGCGCTTGCGACACAGTGAAGGTGAATCCATCCAGCCTGGTTATGGTCCATAAGGCATGGGCGTTCCTGTTCGGCGGCTACAACGCTGACGAACTTCGTGAAGCTGCCACGCAAAGTGATGCTTATGACAAGATGCAGGTATCTATCTATCAGCGAAAAACTGGTCTGTCCGAAACTGTATTGCTCCATATGATGAGCGACACAACTTACATGACCGGGCGAGAGGCCGTAGAAAAAGGTTTTGCGGATGAGCTGATTGAAGATGCAGAGGATTTAAACATTTCCGCATCCGCTGACGGCAGAACACTTTACTGCCGGGGGCGTGAAATGCACCTGTGTCCTGGACTGTTTGCGCCGGACACAATCCCCACAGCAGAACCCGGAGCCAAGGCTTCGGCTGCAAATAACGACCAGCCGGACACCACCGGCAGCCATGAAGAAGGAGGTAGAACCGTCATGGCAAGCACTATTGAAGAGCTCCGAGCAGAATACCCGGAGCTGACTGCTCAGCTTGAGGCAGAAGCAAGATCCAATGCGTCTGCAAATGCCGTCCAGATAGAGCAGACCCGTTTGCAGGAAATTGACGCTATTGCCGGACTGTACAGCGATGAGCTGGTGCAGGCTGCGAAATACGGAGATCAGACCTGCACCGCACAGGAATTGGCCTATCGTGCAGCTGTTCAGGCAGCCGGAAAAGGTCGCAGTTTCCTTGCCGACCTTGACAAGGATAACGCAGCATCCGGAACCGAGGACGTCGAAGCTGCACCCGCTGGTGAGGAAGACCCGGGCGAAGACAGCCCCGAGGCGATTTCCGCACAGGCCAAGGCCGATGTGGCCAAGTTTATGAAGAAGGAGGGAAAGTAACCCATGAGCACTCTCGTTAAAAAGCTGGGCAGCGTGATCCCTGATAATTTGATCGCTAAGCCCTACCCTGCTGCAGAAGCCTTTGGCATTACGCTGCCTAAGGGCATCGTGGCTTCTCGTGGCACTGTGCTGGCACTGACCAGTGACGGCTACGCTGTCCTGGCAACTGCGAACACCGGCAAAGCCAACTGCAT